TTTGTTAGAAAGGGCTCTACACAGGGCCTCGTTCTAAGACCAGGATAGTTTCCTGCTACATCAAAGTCCAGTGATAAGGCATAATTTCTAACTTCCTCTGGATTATTATAGAAATTGTCTTTTATTATAAACACTATTTATATAAGTCTCTAATTAAATCTCCGAAAGTCTCTTCAACTAGTTGCTTGGATTCAGCCAGGGATAAAATTTCTACTAGTCCTGCGAAAAGCTCCCTTGAGTTTGTTAAGTCGAGAGGCATTGCTACACCTTCTGGAGTAGGCTTCCACTCTTCATCAAAGTCCATATAGTATTTACGCAAGTGCATATACTCTATACCGCGAAAAGTATTAATAGTTAAACGTACCTGTTGCTCTTTTACTTTATCGTAGTGTATAACACGAGAGTAAGCCTCTGGTGCTTGATGTAAGTCCACTACCTTCTACCTTCGTTCTTTAATACGGACGAAAGAGGTACTACACTCTGCACATTTGAAGGGCGTAATAAACGATAGGAATCCGTATCCCAACAGAAAAACAACAAAGTTTGATCTGTTTCTTTTGCTCTATTCTTTTTAGTTTGAATATAGGGTGTACTAAAGTCCAATGTACATACATTGTATTTTAGCTTTCTTGATTGTTCACTACGATAAGTAATGATTGCGTCCCCGTACTCATGTACGAGTTTAGCTAGTTGTTGCTTATTCACTTTAGCTCCTTTGTAGTAATTCAGCAATAATTATTGTGATGTTACATACTGTTTGGTGCTTTCTGTGAATACAAAAATACCCCACTAGCCGAAACTAGTGGGGTAGGTATTTAGCCTTCGTTAATCGCAGTGATTACTTTGGTGAAATACTGTGATGCTTTACCAGTCAACTTACCAATGATTTCCTCATCGACTTCTTGACCTGCATCACCAAGTGCTGCAATGAGTGCTTCTGCAGCTGCTGCTTTAGATACTCGTGTGCTACCACCTGTAGAACCGCCACTAGATTTAGCAGCAGGTGTTTTCTTAACATAAACGCCAGCTTTGGTTAAGATCATACGAACCCCGTTAGGTGATTCGTCTAATTCTTCTGCAATATCTTTTACAATCTCCATACTGGTCTCTGGAGTTGGTTCTGCTTCTTCATACATTGATACTGCTTGTGCTTTCTTATCGTCGTCCCACGCCATTTTGCGCTTCCTCTTGTTAGGTTGTTTAGATCCTGGGCAAGTACCCAGAGCTTTAAGTTGTGAAAGGTAGAATCGTTCCGACATTGGTTATTCCCCTAAATTTGAAATGATATTATACGGCAATTTAAGGACTTCTGTCAAGAAGTATTTTTTATAACCTGTCAATTCTTACCCCATATTGTTTCAAATGTTCTAGCTTACAAAGTTCGTAAGCAGGAACATATGCAGAGAACCCACCTGCTGTTACATTTGAAAAGAAAGTATCTTCGCTGTCAACCTTCTGTTTAACATATACTGCGTATGCAGGACAGCCATACTTGCTTTCATAGTCAGTATTTCCTAGACCTTTCTTACTTGCAATGTATTCGGGGGTGAGTCGTGCGTGTATCTCTACCGCGGCATGATAAGTCGCCGACCACGCAACCTCCCCTTCCGCATAGTCATCTGACATGAGAGCATCCGGATAATAGTGCGACCCAAGTTTTTCTTCCTTATTCGAAGGACGCTGGGGTACACCGACCGTCTCGAGTAGTGTACGAACGAAGGAAGGACTTCTGAAAAGGGACTTAGAAATCTCTGAAATCGTCCCGCCCTGCAGGTAGCTCTCGCAAGCCTCCGCAATTTCAGCTTGAGACGCGGGTCGACCCCGTAGCTTTTTCTTGCGTTGTGCAGTGTATGCTTTCTTTTCATGATACTCCTCAATAATCTTATTAAGCCTAGTAGTATTGTAGGCTATGTTAAGAATATCACACGCTTCTTTTTTAGTTATTGCCTTTGTTGTAGTGGGGGCTGAAGAACTCGGGTTTAGCAGTGCTATTACCTTCTCGATGTTTTGTGTCGATAAGTTCTCGTAGTCCTTCTTTTTTACTACTTTCCGCGCCATATTCTAACTCCAATAATAGTTCGCAATAATGAATGATTTTCTTTACGTCCTCTGCACCGTTCTTAGCTTTGTGCCGAGTCGCATATTTTATGATGTTTCCTTCGATGTATCCTAAACCATTTGCGTGTATGTACTCTAATGGTTGTATAGGCAGATCGTAATGCGAGCCACCTTCTTGCCGATCTAACGGTCTTTGTTCTTCGTGATCTTCTGCTACCCACACTGGTAATTCTCCTGAAGCTGCAATGTTTTTCATTTATTTGGCTGTGATCCGTTTCTCGTAGTCTGCATAGTCATCGCTCCACCAAGGTGGTCTTTCTCGATACTTCCACTCTGCAAACGTACCCTTGTCGAGGTGATAGTAATCACGATACGACTGGATTGGATTGTCATAGTCTTTTAACTCGTCAGGCATAGCTAGACCGAAAGTAGTGAATCCTTTGCGGAGCATATTCTCAGGCTCAGGTAGTTTATTTACTACTTGTGCAATCGACTTGTGGTCTTTACCATAGCGGTAACGATATTCTTCATTGAGTGCATTGCCATAGCAGTGTGTCCACTCAAAGTTGTCTAATGATGAACGTACCCAGATTGTGCAAGGGTGATTATACATCATTGGTAAATAAGGTGTTAAGGGTCGCTCTTCGGGTGGAAGATGTTTGATCTCTTTCTTCAGAGCGTTAAGGTGGTCTCGTTCATCTTTCTCAAGCGCACGAGGTATAAAGCCTAGATGTTTATCAATCCAGATAGCTGTGCATAGCAACTGTGCTACCTCGAGAGGCATCTTGACGATATGTTTATCTACATGGTACTCGGCACACTTGTCGAGGTCTTGGTCTAAATAAAATAAGTTCATGTACTTTCCCTAAAATTTGAACAACTATTATACTAAATTGTGGGTAAAGTGTCAAGAACTATTCTTCAACTGCTATGCCAAGCGCACCCGCAGGGTCGTCATTGATAGTTACATTTCTATAGTAAACGATTACTTCGCCCAACTGGTTGATGTATCTTTTAAGTTCTTGTGTGTTGTAAGCCATTAGTTCGTAGTCGGCAACACTCATGGCTACAAAGACAATGTCTCCGCCATGCTTCTTTTTAATATCTTCTATGAATTTATCAAGATAGGTACGATCTTCGTTTGCTATCTTTCTATCTGATACGACATACCACCTAGGCTCTTTCAACTCGACGGGTCGTGGTAGGGTAGGCTGTGTGATATTTATCTGCACAGGTTTTGTTATAATCTCTACTTCTCTAGCTTCTTGCTGTAAGAGAGAGCAACCACTAATTGTTAAGATTGCTAATGCGCTTACTATCGGTTTCAATCGCATCAAATACCTCCTGTGTTCCATTATTGACTCGTTTTTCTACAAGCCCAGGTTTAGCACTAGCAAGTTTGGCAAGGCTATGTCTACGAAATATATCGAGATACTCTGCCTGCTCCTGCTCGTACTGTTGATTCTTCTTTGTGAGAGTGTTAAGACTCTCTTGAGTTTTCTGAATGTTTTCCTCAATTCTGCGTATAGTCTCTACCTGTTCTTTTACAGCAACTTCAAGAGCAGTGTTTTCTTCAAACAACTCTTTATTCTCTACTTTGAGGGGTACTACGCTGAGGTAATAAAAGGCGTAACCGGAGACTGCCATAGCCCCGATTACACCTAGTAGTACTTTAGACATTTTCTAAGCGCTCCATAAGTCGTTCTGCTCTATTGCCTACTTGTCGGAACCAACGTGAATCACGTCCTTCCGTTGCTGCAGTAGCCCAGTCCTCGTTATCGATTGCTGTTCTCATGTTTTTAAATTTAGATAAGCGGGTACGTCCAAGATTAAACATCATGTTGACTAGTATCTCTTGTACTTCCCCTGGAAAGCCGTCCCATTGGTCATAGAGAGCTTGACACTCACTAATCGCAATATCTAAGTCTGCTTGAAAGGCTTCTGTAACACGCTCTTCGGATATGGGTGTATCAACATCTAATCCGAACTCTGGATCATCATCTTTGATTAGGTGTCCTATCCCAAAGGTTGGATACCCCAAATGGTCTAGGTATACTGCGTGTACTATACCTTCATCTATTGCTAACTGGCTTTGAACTTGTTCTCTATTCATGGGATCTCCTTATTAAATTCCGTATTGTAAACTGGCGAAATAAATCACTGGTATTGGTAGTGTGAAAGCTACTATTGCAGACAATAAGTTGCATAGTATACAGACACCCTCGTTTTCTCGAAATCGCATTCAAGTTCTCCTATAAATTTTTGACTCTTGTTAATCTATATTAACGTATTTAGGTAATTCAGATTCTGGAGTATTTTGTACTAGGCTGATACATAAGAGACCTCGCTCCATGTATGCTTTGTCTAGTTCAATATATTCTCCAAC